GTTTTTCCAAATTAGAATATTCTTATTAAGACTAGTCTTTTTAAGAGTACTATAATTTAAGTACATATGGACACAATTATTATTTATTTTATTGTTTCTTTATTATTTCTTATTTAGTTATTATTATTAGTTTTAATATATGATTTTTATTATATGCAGGTGATGACGAAACACCTTGTTGTTTTTGATAACAACGTAAACCGAAAGTAGTGATATTTATGATCTGAAACGTCCATTGGTAATGGAAGATCATATAGGTAGAATAAAGTCCGAGGCCTTCGTAGGCTATCGAAAATAAAAGTCTAGTTATGCTAACTATGCAACGCTTCTTAGCAAAATAGAGGAGGTTGTAAATTGTTTCCGCGTGAGTTGATGTGTAACAGAAGGTAGAACCTATAGTTACGCGTATTGCGTTAGGATCAATCAAAAGCAATTTTTATTCGTGGGAAAGTTCAGTGTACTGAATGATTACCGAACCAAAGATGACTTACTCAAATAAACAAAACAAACAAAAAACAAACAAAAATGGAGCTTGTGGTGATAGAGATATGATTAAATATTTTTATTATTATGTGGCTACGAATGAAATGCGTCTAGTGTCTAAAAAGGCTTTTATAAAGGGTGAATATCCAATCATTGGAGATGACACTCAGAAAATTAAATTGGTCGGTTTGACCGATGGATCAAATAAGAAACGGTTGAGATATTTATTGTACAGTACTGGAAATTTTAAATATGAGGGTATGGTACAAGATTGTTTCGATGCTGGTTCTTTTTTCGTTGATTGTATTAAAATTATGGCGCGTTTAAAGAGAATGGGAGAAGAAGCCCAAAAATTCTTTGACGTTAAGATACTTTTGCAGGTCGTTAGTATATTCTTGCGACTTAAAAATATGTGTGCAACCGGAATTAATATGGCAGATATGATAGCTGTAATTATTGATGTGTACACAACAACGTCTGGGTGTTTGGATAAATTTAGACCTCAAATGTTGGAAGAATTGTGTTTATCAACGGTTTCTATGTTTTTACCGAAGACGCTTTTTGAAATAATTAAGCGTATGAATGTTTTTTCTTCAGCAAAATTGTGTGATGATATAACTGGTATCCATCAGATTATATCTCTTGTTATACAAGCAGTGTGTTTTATTTTGGATCTGCTTCCCAAGTCTGGGTTTATAGATTCAATAAGGGAATACCTGACGAGTTTGGGTGAATTTTCAACGCACGCCCAATTGTATCAAATGAATAAATTTATCGGAGAAGATAAATTGGGTGAGAAAATTACGAAAATAGCATTTCGTGTTAAAATTAAAACGTTTCATAACAATTTAAAGCACGAAGTGTTTAGACAATGGAGTCGTAGGTCAGCTGCAGTTATGGCGGTTTATTTGGACTTTTTGAAGCTTGTCAAACGCATAGAGGCATTTGAACAATGTAGTCGGCAGGAACCTATTGGAATAATTTTCCAAGGGCCTCCGGGTTGTGGAAAGTCTAGAGCTATGAATGCAGTAGTACAAGCGTGTCCTTGGTCTAAATACGTTCATATTATTAAGGACGTAAATGATGGCAAGGATTTTTATGATATGTACGAGAATGAAACTATATTTTATATGGACGATGTTGGTCAACAAGGTATATCTCAGTGGAGATCATTTATT